GAAAGGCAACCATCAGCCCCAGATGTATGCGTAAGGGCCCCAGATGCTCGATATGGCCCTTTCGAGCCCCGTAGAGGGTAGGGCACTGCCCTAGCATGGCCCCGTATGCTGGCCGTATGCCGTGGCCCCGATACTCATAAGGCCCCCCCCCCAGATACGAAAAGGGCCCCAGAAACGGGGCCCCGATAGAATTTGAATATATATATGCTCTATTCCTTGAACTTGAATCGCTCAACTAGGAAATGAGTATATTGCGGATTTCTTTTCAGTAATATATTTATTGCAGTTTCCTCCGTAAAAGAAAAAGAAGAATCTCTGTCCGATATAGCACTGTATCCCCAACGCTTAGTCAAGGGGTCATATGATCTTTTTAGCTTAATGAATAACGTCATATTAAAACTCCTTTCTATATTCTAGATTATCGGATTCCTGAAGCTGATAAAAATATATCCAAGTTTCTATAGGATCAAGATCACCATCTAGATTTATATAAACCTTTTCCCTTTTATATGTACTAGGATGACCTTCTAAAGAATCTAATTCAAATTCAACATCTTTATGAGTCACCTTATATACCTCAACCCTTATATGATCTTTAGATATATCTTTATGCAAAAAAGGAATTCCAGAACATTGCATACCATATAAATTGGCAGTCTCTCCTTTTCCTATATATTCAGAATCCTGCAATAGGTAATGGTTTGATTTATTACTTTTCAACGTACCGTATACCGCTATGTACTTACAGTCTCCCCAGTCATATATACTGTTAGAAGCATCGTAATCATATCCAGAGTCATAAGATGTGTCGGAGTACTCAGATTCTAAGTCATAAGCAGAATTGTAGTACTCCTTATATTTATATGAATGAGTGAACTTATTAAACTCAGATTTATAATTATACGAATCCCAATTTATTATATTGTTTTGTTTGGCCCCAAAACAATTCGATTTACTGTATAGTACCTTCCCTTTTTTATGCCAATCGCCATGCCTTATAATATTTCCAGTATCTAGATTTATTATAAGGGCCCTTGTATCTGAAAGAGATAATACTTTTAACCAATACTTAGAAGGTATCTCGGAGAGTATATTAGATAATTCCTTTGTATCTGATATATCCTTATCTCCTAATCCTGAATATGTGCCGTTAGTCATTATACAGTACCTTGTATTATTATTTATGAACTCGAAAGGATGCATATTACTTTCGTTTATTTCTCCGACTGTAGCATACCTATAATGGGAAGCAAATGGCCTTTCGGTCTCCATTAGGTTTCTGGCCTTTTCGTAGTCATCCGTTTTCAATACATCTAAAGTATCTAGATACACTATACCAAATCCATCTGGATTTTTCTTTTCGGCGTTATGTATAATATTTTCGGGAATGGATTTACCTTTTTGATTTAATATAATTAAGCACATGATTTTTTTATATGTTTATTGTTTATTGTTTATGTTTATTCTATATGAATTTTCTAATGCCTTCTTCTCCTTCTTCGAATCCATCTGCATTTATCCAAGTGTTGAAAGATATAGCCATTGAATTGATTCTATATAACTTTTCCTCACTGTATATGCTTTTCAATAAGGGCTGATTACTATTCAAGTACTCTTCGAAGGAAAGGCCCTTCTCTATGCCTTCTATAAGTCTCTGTATTAGCTTATATCTAAATAATATTTGATTCGAATGTTCTACCCTAGAAATCAATCTGAATTCTACCAGCGTTCTATCTATTCCAACGTAGTCATTTTTTTCACGTATAGCTGAGTACTTTACGCGCTTATCGTATTCATGCATTTTTTTATTACTAGATGAATAGCTTTTTTGGAGTCTATATCTGTACATAGAAAAAAGTAATCCAGCGTATTTTCTAACATTACATAGATTTACTATATCACTAGGCCCCGAAACATTTATATGTCCTCCACAGTCGTAGTCTACATCTTTTTCATCCAATATATCTTTTGCTTCTTTTGTATGATCTAGCAACGTGTCATATCCATGCTGTAAACAGTATATATTAGAGACCCCTTCTACTCCACAACTTGCATCCGTCTCAAATCCTGCAAAAAACTTATAGTCTCCTATATGCTCGCCTACTTCTCTCTTGCCGTCTATATAGTTCTTTTCTATCTCGAATCCTATAGAGTATTTATGGGCATTGGGGCTTGGATTATATACAGTTTTTGCATCTGGTGACCGATGGTATTCGCATATGTATTCGGGGCCAGATGGCCTTTCAGCGTAGTACGTGCAATCTGATTCAGAAAAATATACATTATCCGTATGCTCGTAGTCCTCTACGTCTTCGCAATATATATAATTTTCCGTATTGTTGTATATAAAGTCCAATAATCTATCGGACCAAGTGCAATCTCTTCTAAGCATATGTTCTTGGTATTCAGATACCCAGCAAACCAAATGCGAATCTGTTCTATAGTATTCTGATTCGGACTCTATGAAAGAGCAGTCATCTATACTGTTTATTCCTCCGTCTACCGTATGCACTAAATCATTTTCCTGCATTACCTCTTCTAGTTTTTCGGGATCATTATAAACGGATTCATGTATATAAATGCATCCTGCATTCTTATATGATTTCCCCATTTGGTCAGTAGACATATGTACTAATATATCCTCAACTCTATCTTTCAGTACCACCTTGTACGTGGTACTAAACTCAACGTACCTCCTCGAATTCCCTAGAAAATCAGCTGGGGCCATACAGTCTCCCGTCTCTTCCCATTTAGATTCCTCTTCATTATACATTTTTATATTATGCATATATAAATATCTGCAAATATCCTTTCCTGATAATGTATAGTTTCTCTTAAAGTACCTGCCCACATATAGACCTAACAAAGGCCCTTCGTTTATCAGTTCGATAGTGTTTCTCTTTATAGCATCGTTGAATTCGCGGATGCTAAGAGACTGCCAACCGTCATCATTCAAGTAACCAGTACTTGAGCTTTTGAACTGGATTTGTTTTCTGTCGATATATGTTTTTATGTTTTTCATAGTGTTTTTTATATATTGTTTTAATCCCCTCAGAACCGTTCTGAAAGGATTTATACTATATCATGCCCGTCAAGCGTTGGTATTCAAGGACTTACGTATGAATTGTATAGGTAATTGGATTTATTATATACAAGCAGAGAAAAAGTATATACGATATTATATATCGTTCGCCAGGAATTCCTGTATTTGCAATCGTGTTACAGCCGAGTTTCTCACGTATCCAGAATCCAATCACTAAGCTTGTATTCACTTACCAATTACAGTATCCAGTTCCCAACTACAGTTATTTGTATCCAGATTCCAACTATTTAGGCTTGTATTTACTATACGAATACGCCAGGGGGGAGGGGGTCTTGGGCTTTTTTTTAACTTGAATTGCAATTTATGTACTGCCTTCTAAAAAAATACTTGACTCGTAGGCTTATCTATGTTTTATGCGTACTATTATGAGTTCCCCTGACCCTAATTTTGTAAAACAAGAGCTGTTTGAGGACATCAATGCTGCTGTTATGGAGTACGCTAAAGAGTACGAGGTTAAGAAACTAAAATGCTTAGAGCGTTACGACCCTGAGAAGGTAGCTACAATACTATTCCTTTCTGCACAGGGCAAAAGCATTAACAACATGGTATCCAAGTACGGTTTTAAACACGAAACGGTACAGCGTGTACTGGTCTCGTACTCTGACCACATGGGCAAATGGCGTGATCTGGGGGGTCAACTTGCGGCTTACTCTTACTTAAACATAACCTCACTAGAGGAGGAGATTATAAACGATGTGCGTTCTCGAATGCAATCAGGTGAGCTTAAGCCTACTTTTAAGGACATCAAAGATATTAGTATAGCGAAGTCTAACTCGTCTAGGGAGGCGATGCTAGCGAGAGGGGAAGCTACCAGCATATCCAGGGAGGAAAAGGTTTACACTGATGAGGACTACAAGAGCTTAATGGAAAAGGCTAAAAGCAAGATAAAACAAGCGGAGGTAATAGATGTTGATAACGTATAATTTAGAAGAGAACTACGAGGACAATCCAGAGTACAACCGCAGGATAATCAAAGAACTGTTCAAGATCATAAAGCAAATGGACCCCGATAGTTCTGAGGAAGAGATAGCTATGCTTGTTGCTACCAATATAGCAATACAAGATCTAAAGGAAGACGAAGATGATTTTAACGTAGAGAGGAACTAGTACTGTGAGCGGCAAAGGAGACAGAAACAGGGTATCTAATTGGGATGCGTTCTACAAGGGGTACAACAACGTATTTAAGCCAAAGGAGCCTTTTTACAGCGACATCAAGGTGTACGAAAGTAGATTTAAAGGGGGAAACATAGATTCGACGAAAGCAGAAATGCCTTCGGACGTGGGTGCAAATCCCACTTCCTCCAATGGTACTGTAGCTCAGTTGGAAGAGCATCTGATTTGTAATCAGACGGTCGCAGGTTCGATTCCTGTCAGTACCTCCACAATTGACAGTGCTGCATTTAATGCTCCTCCGATCCGTCACGGTATACGTAAAGTTATAGAGTAATTTGTAGTAATGAACATCAAAAAAGGAAATAAGGTTGTACTAAAAACAACAGGAGTAGGTTCTAGTGGAAAGCCAGAGAAGGCTAGGGTGAACTACCCTTATCAGCCAGAGGAGATCAAAAAGATGCAAACTGAACCTATGGTAGTGGTTAGTGTCTCGGAGGCCCCTGACAGCGTGTACGTAGACGTTAAAAGCTATCTAGGTAGGCCGATGATCCAAAAGCACGGTTATATGTGGTTTTTAGCGTCAGACTTAGATGTTGTATAATTAACTTAAAATGAATTTTACGGAGCATCCTTTTTTAGAGTCCCCTACAGCTAAAGACATTGTTTGGCTGTACAACAACGATCTCTCGTTACTTAAGGAGCTGCATACTGCCCATGAGAGTCGAATCAAAGCCTCTGAAGATGACCCTGTAAGGCATGGGTTCGATCTCCCTGGATGGGAGCGTATTGAGCAAGGGCTACAAAAACACAACGAGTGCTTAGCTTTAGGTGGTAATAGGTCGGGGAAGACCACTGGATTTGCAAAGATTGTTATGAAGGCTGTGACTGAAAGCAACGATGGTCACGTAGTATGCTTCTCACAGAACGAGGATACCTCCATTAAGGTGCAGCAGTCCGCTATTTGGGAGATGATGCCCAAGGAGTTTAAGAAGAAGACAAAAAGCATCGAGGGGTACATCAACTACAGTATGCAGAACGGGTTCACGGCTAAGAGCTTTATTTTCCCTGATACCCGTACTAGAGTAGATTTCAAGACGTACACGCAGTACAGCAACAACCAGACGATCTTAGAGGGCTTTGAGTACGGTTTTCCTAAAGCTACAGGGCTAAACATAGGTGCGTGGTTAGATGAGTACCTCGGCGATTCTGCGCTAGTGAACACTCTTAGGTTCCGTTTAGCGACCAGAGATGCTGTTATGGGGATAGGCTTCACTCCTATTGATGGTTATACTCCGTTTATATCCGATTATCTGAAGAGCGCACAAACTCTAGAGACCAAGAAGGCTAAGTTGTTAAAGAACAAAGAAGTCCCTGTGCGTCAGTACAGCCCGTCAAGGGATGCGTCCGTGGTGTACTTGCATTCTGATGAGAACCCATTTGGCGGGTACGAGCGTATTGCAAAAGACCTTCGTGGAAGACCAGAAGAGGAGATATTAGTTCGCGCTTACGGAGTACCCGTAAAAAGCATGACTTCTTTACTCCCGCTTTTTAACACTGAAGTTAACGTGCTAAAGGACAACGAGCCTAATAAGTACGGAATGCAGTTCCCTGACGTATCTGATAAGTCCAGGTACACAGCGTACCAGGTAGTGGACCCCGCTGGGGCAAAAAACTACGTATCTATATGGGCCGCTGTAGACGATAACGATAACGTGTACATCTGCCGCGAGTGGCCTGATTGGGACACTTATGGGGACTGGGCGGAGTTCGGTGACCCTAAATGGAAACTTGGCCCCGCCTCAAAGAAGGTCGGATTAGGCGTAAAGGGGTACGTAGATTTATTCAAAGAAATTGAACATGATCTAGGAGTTCAGGTATTTGAGCGAATTGGGGACTCTAGATTCTTTGCTAAAGAGAACGAGAACAACGAAGATTTGTTTATGGCATTCGAGGAGCACGACATGATGTTCGTACCTTCTGATGGCCGTATGGAGGAAGTTGGGCTATCTGCATTAGATGAGTGGTTTAATTACAACCCGAATGAGCCTATTGATTCTGCTAATAAGCCTAGATGCTATATTCACGAGAGCTGTCGAAACTTAATTGATAGCCTCATTAACTACAACTCGAAAGGGAAGATGGACGAACCCTTAAAGGACTTCTTTGACGTTATTCGTTATTTGCGAATGGCGAACTATGGAGAAGGCCCAGTCCACGTAACAGCTCGCGATTTAGCAGTAACTCGCAGGTCTATAGGAGGATATTAAATGAAGATAAGATTAAGTGAAATAGCTCAGAAAGAGCATTATGTTTGGGATGAGTTATTGGTACTAGCGAAGGAAAAGCTGTCCAATGGTATGATGACTGGTGTGGGCAAGAACACCTGGATCTCCGATGAGGGGCAGGAAATACTAACTGAAGCTATAGAAGCTCCAGAGGCTACTGCGAAGCATATAAGTGCTAAGGTAATAAAGGTAGCACCTAACAAGAAGTACGTTTATGCGTACGTCCGTGAAAGTGGAATTAAGATCCCTGTGCTTGTTCCTAAAAAAATTTCGGAACGGTTAGTTGGGAAATTAATTACAGTTGAAATTATTGAAGACGTTAATGGAGTTTCTTACAGATACAGAAGAGGAACAGCTTAATAGCTTAGTTCAGGATAGGAAATTCCTGTCCCAAGAGATAGATCGCTTGTTGGGTTGGGAGCTTCTTAGGCTAATATCTCTACATAATTCAGAGAGGTTGATGCAAAATAGCGAATTCTGTGATAAGATTGGAGTAAACTACTGGTACTCATACAGGGTTCTGTACAAGGTGCAAGATAAGGTTCAACAATTTTTGGAAAACTTAGAGCGGTAATGCAGAACAACGATTACTCAAAAGCAATAACGTACGTTGGCAAAAAGCCAGATATAGACGTTCTTATAAAGGCGTACCAGACGACAACCAACGAGCTGCAAGCGTACTACGACCTTTGTCGTACCTCGTACGATGACAGGCGTAACTGGTGGCCTGGTAAAAGCCGTGATCTTCGCAAACACGGAGCAGATGCCTTCCCGTGGGAAGGAGCCTCTGATTTAGAGAGCCATGTTATTGATGAGCGTGTAACTCGCTTAGTTTCGTTGTTCATGTCCGCCCTAAACAGGGCTAATATACAGGCTTTCCCTGTAGAAGCTACAGACATCCCTAGAGCTAAGGTAGTTTCGAACTTCCTGAAGTGGATGACAACCTCTGGGTACATCCCTAGGTTCAAGCAAGAAATGGAACTAGCTGCGAACTATATGCTTGAGCGTGGCATGATGGTTACGTACTGCGGTTGGATAATGGAGGATCGCACGTTCAAGCAGAAGATAGACCTCAGAAGGATTGCTGCTGCTAGTCCTGAGCTAGCTGAAATGATAGCTAGTGGCCAGAACGACGAAATGGTAATCCAGCAGATGCAATCCGCTGTTCAAGTATCTGAATCTAACGCAAGAAAAGCATTAGATGAGCTGCGCGAAACAGGTGTAGCAGAAGTGCCTACTGTACGCAGACAGGTGAATGCTCCAGAGGTAAAGACCGTAGCCCCTGATGGGGATTTTATTTTTCCCGCTTATGTAACAGACCCACAACGAGCGCCGTACTGTTTTTGGCGCACGTACTACACTGCACAAGAGTTGCAGAATAAAGTAAGTACAGATGGATGGGATGCAAATTTCGTGGAGCACGTGATCGAAAACTTCTCTGGTGTAAACATAAATTCCTTGGAGAGGGAACAGGAGGGAAGGCGAAGCATTTCATCAACTGATGATGCTTATGAGGCTGAGGAACTGATTGAGATCATACATGGTTACCAGAGACTGATAGACGAGGGCGATAAGTCCGAGGGTATCTACGAGACCGTGTTCCACGAATCTTTTTCAGGAGATGCTGGCGTAGGCATACAAGCGTACGCCAAGTTCGAGCTTATGAACGGGTACGAGGACTACCCTGTAGTAGTTACTCGGTTCAGCGAGGACACAAAGCGTCTATATGATGCAATGACGGTTCCATCGCTTCTGAGAGGCATCCAGAACCAAGTTAAAGTAGAGCGTGACTCTCGGATAGACAGCAATTCGCTATCTACCCTACCAGCCGTAACTCATCCAAAGGGAAGAAAGCCAGAAGAGATCGGTCCAGGTCGCTTTATCCCAGAGGTTCGTCCTGGAGAAATTAGCTTCATGCAGGGGCCAGGATTTAATCCAGGATCTGTAGAGATGGAGAACAATCTTCAGGCTCAAGCTGACAGAATAGTTGGCCTAGATGAAGAATCTCCGCTTAGTGGAGTACGAAGGCAGTTCTTGGTTGACAAGTACCTTCAGCACATCGCTAAAGTAGTTACTACTTGTTACAAAAACTTTCAAAGGTTCGGGCCTAACGAAATATTTTTTAACGTAACTGGAGTTCCTGATCCCCAGATGTTTGACAAGGGTGATCCGAACGAAAATTACGACGTTACTATCAGTTTTGATGTTCTGAACGCTAGTTCAGAGAAACAAGAGGCTAAATTAAATCAGTTGGTTTCGTTGGTTCAAATGGACAGAAACGGACTGATTGACGTAGATAAACTACTAACAGCAATAGCTGGAAGTATTGATCCAGTTCTGGCTAGCGGTATTCTGCGTCCTGCTCAAGAGGCCCAGGACAAGATGTTAAAAGAAATCACAGATGACTTATCTAAAATTTATGCGGGGATCGAAGTTCCAGCGCGTCCTAACGGTGCTCAAGCTGCTTTGCAAATTATTCAAAGCTATGTGCAACAGCCAGATGTTGGGAAACGCCTTCAAGAAGATGAAGCGTTTGCCCAGCGTTTACAAAAGTACAATGCACAGTATCAGTTCGTTATACAGCAAGCTCAGAACGCGCAAATAGGCCGCGTAGGTACTGCACCAGCTCAAATGGGCGACGTACAGACTCAAGGTATGCAGCAGTAATGCCTGATAATCAAAGTACATCAGAGTTCGCTGACAAACGAGCCTTAAATGCCCGATTAGATTCTATCTTGAAATCTATGGATGGGAAGCAAGTTTTTCCGACAAAGCATCCTATGGCTGGAGAATCAAACGTAGTTACA